CCTTAGCCTATTATGTGTTTTAATCATTTTTTCAGTTGTAACCTCACCTTGTGGTGTTGCCACTCCAACGACAGGTACCGAGTTAGAGAATTTGGGACTGATAGAAAGCAAATTGATAGGATAATCCGTAGGTAAAAAATGGCTACCCTCAGTTTCGATTGTAATAAAAATATTATTTTCATGTGCAAAATGTGTTAATTCATTTACTAATGCTCCATGCATAGTAGGTGAACCCCCAGTTAACATCATTTCTGATATATGGGGATTCTTTTTATACATTGCAATAATATCATTAAAGGTAAATTTACCTTTTTCTGCATGGATACTTGTATACCAACTATCACACCATCCTCCTTCACCAAAATAACATCTATGAGTACACCCTGTAGTTCTAATTACTACTGTTGGATATCCTGCTCTGCTTCCTTCTGATTGTACTGCTGTGTAAATTTCTACGATAGGTAATCTTTTATCGTAGTCTGTAACCCTTTTTAGTTGCTTATGCATATTGTTAATTTTTTAAAGTGGTTTTTCATTCACTGTTGTACTTCTACTCACTATAACATGCTGCATTTTTACCGTGTTCCATAAATTTAACTTTCGTTACCCTTACTCTATTATCGGTTTCAGCTTTGACAAAACTATTTAATTTAGTATAAATATATTCTGAAAATTTTTCTGCACCAGTAGCTGGGATTATTCTTACTTGGGCTACACCTGCTGCATCCATTTGTTTGAATGCCTTTAATTCGGGATCATCTTCAGCTATAATCATAGTATGATCAAACATATAATCCATCCAAGCTTTAGGTTGTTTTCCATCAATTAAAGTTTTAGCACGTTTCATTCCTCCAAAATCCCAAACCCAATTTCTTTCGTCTAGGTCACCTTCAAAATAAACTTTAAATGAAATACCATAACCATGTACAAATCTACAGTGTGTTGTTTTAGCTTTCCATTGACGAAACACTGTACTAAACCCGTCAAATACTTTGCTTGATTGAAATTTACCCATTATAAAATTTTAAAATTGTTTCATCTGGTTGTACTCCTACCATTCTATTTAATTCAGTACCATTACTATCTATTAATACCAAAGAAGGTACATTTCTAACTCCATATTTCATAGATAAATCTTGATTATCATCAACATCAATTTTTTCATAATTAATTTGACTAGATAGACTTTCCATTCTAGGTGCTAATGCTTTACATGGACCACACCATGAAGCTGTAAAATAAAGTATTTTTTTCATATTAAACTAATTCTTCGATTATACCAATTAATTCACTAAATATAAGAACTCCTACTGCAATTGGCAAGCTATATAGTAAAAGTCCATAACCAACTATTCTTATAGCGGATTTTGTAAAACTAATTCTTTGATGCTTATAAGCATCGGGTAATTCTTGTAACATAATTTCTATTTTTAATTTAGTTGTCTCGACAGGTCTCGAACCTATACTCTTCTGGACCAAAACCAGACGTGTTACCAATTACACCACGAGACAAATGTATTTATGCTGAGTATTCAGCTAATACTTTTTCAACTGATGCTCTAGCTACTTCATAATCCACTGGACCAGTTTCGTCTTCATATTGAACAGGGTCTTTCCTACCCAAAGCAATAAATGCCTCAATTCGTTCAACAGACGAAGCAGATTTATAATCACTGTTCCCACTAGGAAAAGGCTTATAACTAGTATTAGTTCTAGAATAGACTTCATCAAATTTAATGTTTAATTTTTCACATAAAACTTCTCCATCTTTTAAAATACCAAATTTATCAGTATCTAAATAAGGAGTAAAGTAACCTACTCTATCAGCTTCCCAATTACCAATTCTAAAAGCTGCATCATCTGCATCTCTAAATTCTTGTCTACAATCGGGATAAACAGCATGATCACCTGCATGAATACCTAAAGCAATATCACAAGTCTCTTCTGTTCTATTTGCAATAGATAAAGCAACTGCTTGAGTAATAGAAGCAAACATTTTATTTCTATTAGGTACAACTGTTTCTTTCATATTATCTTGCTCATAATGACCTTCTGGTACATCATCTCCTCCTGAAACTAGTGCTGAATCAAGTAAATCTACTAATCCATCTAATTTAATTTGGCGATAATTTACTTTATGACCTTTATCTGCTAAATAATTAATTAAAGATTGAGCTCTTTCAAGTTCAACTCTATGTTTTTGACCATAGTCAAAAGAGATACCTGTTACAGTATCATATTCATTGATAGCTCTTAATAATAGGGTGCTGCTATCCATTCCACCACTTAACGAAACTACTACGTGTTTTGCCATAATTTACTTATTTAAAATTTGCCAGGTATTGTACGTATAGGCTAACGCTTGTTTAATTTTACATTTTATATATAGTCGAACATATGAAAAAATCGTTGATAATCCAAATCCTCCTATAAGAAGAGTCCAAAGATTTGGATGCCAATGTTCTCCACAAAATCCTAAACTATGCTTTATTACTTCTATCATATATTTCTAATTGTTTAAATCCATTAATTTCTCTAAATTTACCTACATTAAATATTATATCTTCATATTTAACATCTTCAAATTTAATATCAAAAAAATCATTCATATTAGCATTTGGTTTGTAATTCATACCATAACTACTATATCTAGTTCCATCTAGAGCTGCCATTACAGGATTAGAAGTATCAATTGATTCTATTCTTTTAACAAAGTTTTGATCATCATACCATCCAAATTCTTGAGGTATTGAACAACCTAATAAATGAAATTTAATATCTTTTAATTGATCTAATTTAAGTAAACCCTGTACAAATCGTATTCTACCTAATGCTTTTCCCATATCTCCATTAGTATGTGGGAAAAAGTCATTATACCAAGTAGCACCATAAGATACACATAATTTTTTATAACCTAACCCAGCTAATAGGTTTGCACATAAATATGCTTGGTTTTTATTTTCTCCCTGAATTACTGCTGTTATTTTTGTTTTTTTAGGATATTTAAATTGAAGCCAATACTTAGCTTGAGCTGCTGTTTGAGCACAATTCATCCAAACATCTGGTACTATAAATTCATTTGGTTTTAATTCTGTAACCCAATAACGTAATCTATCGTAATCATATGCTTTACCTAACTCATGAAGTGAATTATCCATAATTACATATCTACCTTTATCTCTAGCATCAATAAAATATTGTTTATATTCTTCATCTATATCTAATAAATGAGGTAAACAATAATCGTAATCATTAAATTCAGGTGATGCTGTTAAAAGGCATTTAGGTACTTCGTGACTTACTTTCATATTTTTCTTGGGCGTCCTCTTTTAGAGATATAATGTTTTTTTCTATATTTTTCTTCTATAATATAATAAAGATCTATTAGGTCATCACGACATTCTATAGCTTCTTCCTCTACTTGTTTTCTAGTAATATCAAAATTCTTTTGAAATTGAGAATAAATTTCTTCTAATTTATTAAATTCATCTTTTTCATGATCCTCAAGTAGTCTTTTTCTTCGAGCCCCTAATACCTTACTTTTTTCTAAATATTTTTGATAATCACCATTGCACTCTTCTAACATTTCATTAAGCATATGTTCACATAATTGAGCTTGAAGGAAATAAGGAGAGATATCATAATCACCATTTAGTATTTTATCCCTAAAACTTGCTTTGTATGGTAATGATTTATTTTTTGAATCATACCAGCGCCACCATCTAAATTGATTATAATTCAATTTTTGATAATTTTGGTCTAGTCTTTTTTGAATAGAATTTTTACTTTGACTTACTTTAAACATACTAACCACAAGGGCAAAATACCCATAAACTAAAATATAATGTATAAAATATAGCTGCAATAAACAAAAAACCTGATACTGTATCTATTTCTGATTTGTACTTTTTATTAAATTTTTTCATGACTTTTATTTTAATTAATAACCCATTTCACATCTTAGTTCATAAGCATCTTGTTGAGCTTGAGCAATAGCTTCTATATCCCAAGCTTCATCAGCAGTAACACAAATTTCTTCTGTGCCATTCCAAACAATTGCACATTCATCACCACTTAACTCATCTGTAAAAAATCTTAATACTTGCATAACCTTTATTTAATGCGTTGACTTAATTATCAACAGGGTAAATATACGAACTTTTATTTAGGTATCCAAATCTTTCTTGGATTGATTATAATCAAGAAAAAAACCAACTGCTACTATTATATTCATACCTACAGAAGCTCCAATTTCTACTAAATCATGGAAATTATGAATTGATAAGTGAATGTGACCTACAACCCAAAAGGGGATAGCTAAGTTTTGGCTGATCCAAACTATAAGGAATTTTAAAAACTTCACTATTTTTTAATTTTTTTAAGCTGTTCCCTTAGTGGTTCTTCATGTTTTGTGGTATCATAACTAGTACTACCTAATTCTCCTAATCTATCTAATATTAGTTGTTCTTCATCAGATACAATTTCATCATAGTGTTCTCCTTCATTTCCATTTTGACCTATAATTTCCATTCTTTTTTCATCATCATCCGAGTAATTATCAAATACATTAGGTTTATCCTTTACTTCTACTTTTTCTTCGTATAAGTTTTCTCTATATTTTTTTTTGGGAAATGCCTGAAGCCAAGCAAAATTAGCTGCTATTACTAAAGATACTGCTAAGGGATCAAATACAAAAATAATAATTAGTAGTAATACATTAATAATTTTATCCATTGGATAACCGGTAAGTCCTGATAGATACTTTAATGGGCCTAATTCTCCAGCTACTTCTACATTATTTTCTAGTTCTAATATTTTACGTTGGTATTTACGTAATGAATCCACTGCTATATCTCTTTTACCTTGAACATTTTTTCTATTTTCTTCTTCAGTTTCAATACGTTTTGCGGCAAGTCTAAGTTCGGAAGTAGAGATTGTTGTTCTAATGCCCCCAACCACCGAGGTGTCTCGTACTTGGATTGACGAAGCTTTGGCATTAGAAAGAGTACTAATATTGTCCAATATTTGTTGAAGTTCTTTATCATATCTAATTAAATCTTGATCATAAAAATTTACTTTTTGTTGTATAAATTTTTTCTCATTATCAACATAAGTTAATTGATTAAAAGTATCTTGATAAGCAGATGATAAAAACCCATAAATCCCCATACTTGTAATAAGAATTAAAATAATAACTGCTAAACTTAAATAATATTTAAGTATTTTATTTAATGTACCCCAATATTGGTATAATAAGGATGCTGTTACTAATTTAGCTACCTCTAAAGAACCAGCCATTATTATCACTTCTGTACTAGCCCCAGCAAATAATTTACTTAACCCAAATACTGAATAAAATGCAGCTGAACCCGATACTGATAAAGCAGAAAATCCGATAAGGAAAGGTAAAAATCCTTTTTTTAAGTTTTTTAGCATGGTTATAAATATAAGAAAAATTTAGCTATAAGCCAAAGGATTATTTATGTCTAATTTCAGTATCAAAGTCAATATACTTAACTCTAACCTGCTCTCCTTTTACAAGTGCATTAGCTATGATAGGATAAACTCTTTTATATGCCGATGTTGATCCACCTATAAAACCTTCTTTATTAATATTTTGTTGGGATGTATCACCTAAAAGAAGACATCCTGCAGTATGTTCATCTGTATTTCCAGTATGCCATAAAATATATCTAAAATTAGGTACATTTTGTACATGGAGCATTCCTTTATGAAATTTGCTACCATATTTTTTTAAATATCTATTATGAAAACCTCCATGTGTACGTAACTTTATTTCATAAATACCTTCTGGTATTCTTGTTTCTGACATTACTTTAGTATCTCTAGCTTCATCCTCTAAAGTAAAACAAATAAATCTTCTGCCTTCTGTTACATTAAATAACATACCTAAGGTAGAATCATTTTGTGAGCTAAATCTTAAAACTTCTAATTTCATATTATTTTGTTACAAGTATTTGAATTGCATATATGATTAATGCAGATGCAAGTAATTTCATTAATGGATCTTTACTTACAACTTTTTCTACTGTTGGTTCTGATTTTGGTATTACTGGCTTTGAAGAAGCACAACTAGGTACTAGAAGTATTATACAAAATAATATTGTTATGATTCTTTTTTTCATTTTACCAATCGTCTCCGTCTATGTTAATATTAATACCCGGTCTTTCTTTTGGTTCTTCTGGTTCAGGAGCAGGCTCTTCAGCTGGTGCTGATGATTTATTACCAAATATTTTACCAATTTCAGCTATACCAAAACACCCTAAGGTAATAAATAAAAATGAATCATAAATAAATTCATTTATTACTAAATCTTCACCAAAATAACCAGTTATAAGATCTGCAAATGCAAATAATGTCATTATTGCAAAAGCAGCAAATCCAACTACTGATTTTTCATTTATATCATTTTTGTCGTTAAATAGATTTTTAAATGCCATTAATTTATTCTTTAATTTATTAAACATATAATAACTTTTTGTAAAACGTTTTATTATAAATATATTAATCTATTAAGTACCCATAAGGAGTAGATGCAATATCTAAACCTATAGGCCAGTTTTCTAATCTCATTGATACTGTCATATTAGCTTGAATATAAGGATTATAAAATTCTCCTTCAGCAGTTAGACAAATCAAACCACTATGTGCCCCTCCTAATTGACCAGCATCTTGTACTATTACTTCATTCCAAACTACATATTCATCATTTCCTGGTATTTCTACTCCAGCATATTTATTATCTGGTGCTTCCCAAGTATAAGTTCCTACGTCTAATAATTCACCATCATCATTAGCATCATAGTCTAAACAGTATAATGCAAAGTGTTGTCTATCTAATCTTATTTCACCATCGTCTACTTGAAGATATAAAATAAAGATTTTTCTTAAATTTTCATCTACTAATTTAGATCCACCAAAAGTTTTTATTTGAGCATACCTGTCACGAGGATCAAAAGATTCTCCATTTAAACTAATTTCAAAAATTGGTTCTAAAACTTCTTCTTCTTTCTCACACCCTAATAATAGGAATAAAACAATAAATAATAATAATTTTTTCATTTTAAAATTGGTTGGATAATCTAGCTTCTGCTATAGCTTCTTTAACTTCTTCTAATGTAGCAGGGAAAAGTAAATCTAATCCTGCTTTAAATTTAAATAATATTTCTCCATCTACTATAATAAATAAAGTTGGAGCCATTCTTACTCTATATTTTTTCTTTGCTATTGGGGCTTTTGCAATATCTACACGATAATATTGAACATCCTGCAGTTTATCCCAATCTGCAAAACAATTAGCTTCGTTAAATTTAGCCCAATATTCAACAACTTTAATTTCTATTTCATCATCTCCAAATGCTTCTTTTCCATTTATTACATCTTCATAGTTAGAATCATCTAGCCAATATTTGTCAGGAACTTCACTTTGTCCAAAAAGAATTGAGGGGATTACCAGTAGTACTAATAATAATTTTTTCATAGTTATCTTTCTTTGGATACTTCGTACATGCGATCTTCTAGTTTATCTAATTTATCTAGAATCATTTCAACATCTTCTTGAGTATCCATAATTGTTTGTCGAATTAACTCATCCTTTAAGTCATATTCTACTCTTTCAATAACTGGTTCAGGTTGGGTTGCTGCGTAAGCGATATCTGCTTTTAATGTAAACCACATACCTGCTAAAGAAATAACAAATGCTACTATCATTCCTATTGTTTTTAAATCTAAGGTTACTTTAGTATCCTCACCTATTTGCTTTGCCATCTTATCTAAATGTATAATTTATTCCAAAGGTTGAGTTGTAAAACTTTGTGTCCCACATTTTGTTATACTCTCCTTCTACGAATACTCCTAAATTTTTTCCAATTTTCCATCCAAAGTTAACACCAAATTGATAATCTTCCCATTGTTCAAATTCAGCATCTTGCCTTAATCCACCTTTGCCCCAGTTATTTCTATTACCATAATTAAAATCTCCATCACCTGATACGTAGCTATGGTATGGAGGTAAATAATTAGCGTAAGCGTGTAACCAAAAATTATTTTGGTAATGATAAAAATCAGCTCCAATAATAGGGGATACAACACCAAAAGCACCAATTAAATCCCATTGTTCGTTATTAAATCTATTAACTAAATCTCTAAATACCGTATTACGAAAATCTAAATCAGAATAGGCAACTATTTGGTTTTGAGGATTATACCAATACCAATCATAATTTGTTACTTCTTCTCCTGTTTCTGGATCATAACTAGTTGATTCATATCCTACATCTGTAAACCCATATTGGTATCCTAAAGAGTACCATGGGTTTGATGGAAATTCAATTGGGTTACCATTTTCATCTAAGAATGGGTTACCATTTTGATCAAAAAACTGTTCAGTTTCATTTAACCATATTTCAATTGGATTATAACCATAAGCTCGCTCATGTGTTCTATAAATTGCTCCAGCACTAATACTAAATTTCTTTCCAATAGGTAATCTAGCTCTTAATTCAGCTGATTTATAAGAAAAGTCAAATGTTCCTTGTTCTCTGGATTCTATTTTTGCAATATGGTACTTTCCTGTGTGTCTTAAAAAATATCTCCAATTAGTAAATTCTTCTCCTCTTAATCTTTCTTTTTCAAAATGAAATAAATATTCGAATCCATCTACTGCTGATGTAGGAGCTGATAATGCCTGTTGGTTTTCTCTATATGCATTACCTGTCCAAAAGTTATTAGGTTTTCTTTCATAACCAAATCTACCTAATTTTCTAATACCAACTCCATACCTATAGTCAAAATCAAAATAATCTGTTACTTCAACTACTCTTGGAACACCATATAAATCACCATCAGCTGGTCTTTCTATAAAATAATCTTTTCTTGAGTTTTCATACGCATTTCTAATATCTCCAGCTGCATATATAGTTCCATATTTTAAAAAATCTTTATAAACATCTTTAAAAAATGTAAATGGTTTTTTATCTTTTTTAATTTCAATTGTTTCTGATTGTGAAGATACTGGGATTAAAGGACCATCCTGACTGTATGTAGATGTTGTCAGTAACAATATAAGTACTAATAATGTTAATTTTTTCATATAGTTTAATTTATTTATTTATGTAGATAACTATATTTCTCGGAACTATTATTTGCCTATAAATATGAAAAAAGGAGATGCTAGTGCATCTCCTCTTAATTTTCCTTGTAATCTTTTATACTATTTTTTTAGTATATGAATCAGTACAAATGCACCAACTAGGCCTAATAAGCCTTTTCCATCTAGATTACCAAGTATTCCCATAATATTATCCACTACAGATATATCTTTCCAAAAAGGGATACCAACTCCGCCAAATAATACTTCAAGTACTACTCCGAGTGCAATAACTGAAATTCCTATTTCAGTCAGTTTGTTGGCCCAAGAGCCAATCTTAGTTAAAATTTCCATAAAATATATGATTTTAGTTAAACAAAATATAACTAACAACTATGAAGAATAACATTAATACATATGCTTACCCATCACAAGACACACAATCTGCCATTCTTGAACCAAGATCACCTTTTATCACACTATCAGTTCTTAGGTAATATAATGTTTTTATTCCAAGTTTCCATGCCTCCATGTGTACTTGATTTATCCATTTTGGTGAATCATTGGGATCAAATGAAAGATTCAAAGATTGTGTTTGGTCAATATATCTTTGTCTTATAGCAGCTTGTCGTACTAATTCTAATTGATTTATTTCAGAAAACGTAAGAAATAACTCCTTTTCACTAGGGGTTAATACATTATCAGGTAAGTTTTGGGCTGATCCCCCATCCTGTAACATTTGATCCCACCATTTATTTTTATCTTCTTTCTTTTCTTGTAATAATGTTTGTAATACTTTATTTTTTCTAATAAACGTTCCTTTAGCACCATTAAATGTATAAACATTAGCTGGTAAAGGCTCAATCCCAGCTGAAATCCCTCCAGTTATAACTGAATTTGATACTGTTGGTGCAATAGCTAATAAATGAGTATTTCTCATTCCTGTTCCTCTACACCAAAGTGGTTCACCATATTCTTGAGCTAATGACATAGATGCTTTTTCGGCCTGATTTCTAATATCTGAAAAAATATTATGCGTATGAGCCGTTGATGCTATTGAGTTAAATGGTAATCCTTTTTGTTGTAAAAATGTATGCCAACCCATTACACCCAAACCTAATGCTCTACCCTTAGAAGCATGTTTATGTGTTCTTTTTAATGAATCTCTACCGCTTGATTTATCTATAAATTCTTGCATTACTCCATCTAAAAACCAAGTAGCTAATTCAACAGCATCAGTATCTTTCCATTCATCATGTTTAGCTAAATTCATAGAAGATAAACAACAAATAAAACTGTGTTCTTCATCTGTAAATAAAGTTATTTCAGAACAAATATTTGTCATTGTTACTTCTAAATTATTTAATCTATAGGCAATTGGATTATCTTTATTTACATTATCTTTATACATTACGTAAGGTTCACCTGTCTCCATTCTTGCTTTTAAAATAGTTGCCCATTTATTTAAGGCATCAGGATCTCTTGCTTCTAATTTACGCATAAAAAAATCATCTACTACTACACATTGATGCAAATTTAAACATTGTCTATTTGGATCACCTTTTGGTCTACGAATTTGAAGAAATTCATCTATATCTCCATGATTAATATCTAAATTAACTGAAGCTGCTCCTCTACGAACATTACCTTGATTAGTAGCAATAATAGCTGAATCATAAATTTTACACCATGGTACTACACCTTCACTTTTACCATTACCTGTAATTCCTTCTCCACGTTCTCTAATGCGAGATACACTAATACCTACACCGCCACCAGATGCTGTTAATTTCATTAGTTCCGCGTTAGTTAAACCAATTCCACGTATAGAATCGGGTGTATCAATACCAAAACAAGAAATAGGTAAACCACGATCAGTTCCCATATTTGATAATACAGGTGAAGCTAATCCAACCCAACCATTCCAAAATAATTTAAAAAATTTATTTGCTAATTCTGGTTTTTTTAGTCTGGTTGCTGCGGCATTTGCTACTCTTCTATAAGCTGTTTTTACTGTTTCTCCAGGTAATAAATATCCCTTTGATACTGTTGCTAAAGAAATTTCATCCATCCATTCAGGGTACTGTTTTCCAGCTTCCCAATTTGTATAATCTACTTGTAGTGCGTTATTTTCCATATTTTAAAATAATGAACCAGCATCCCAATTTTGAACACCTTTTGAATAATTAGTAACTCTGTTTGCAAAGAAATCTGTATGTTGTTTTCCAGCTGATAAATTATCAAACCAACTCATTCTTTGTACTGCTTCTTGATCTATACCATTTACAATAGAACCATATCCTAAATCACCCATTTTTGTATTTAATCTATGTTTAATAAATGATACTAAATCATACTTAGTACAACCTTCTAAATCACCCATTTCATATACTTTATCTATAAAATCTAATTCAAGTTTAAGTGATAATAACGCTGCCTCTTCTATTTGTGCTTTTAGTTCTGGGGTGTCATATTCTGGGTGTTCCTTTAATAATGTTCTAAATAACCAACATCCAGCATTTGAATGTAGGGATTCATCTCTAATGCTCCATTCTACAATTTGACCTACACCTTTAAGTTTATTTTGTAATTTAAAAGATAATAAAACTGCAAATGAAGAAAATAAATTAACTCCTTCTGTAAATGCAGAAAAAATAGCTAATGATTTAGCTCTTTCATGCCAATCAGGAGTACCATCATGAGAATCTTTAACTTGCATTAATGCATCAATTTTAGCCATTGTTGTTTCATCTTCTAAAAACTCAGCAAAATTATCTAATCCTAATTCTTCATTTAATAATGAATAAGCTTCGGCATGAATAGTTTCAAAACAACCAAAAGTAACAGCCATTGCTATTACTTCAGGTTTTCTAAACCATTTAGTAACTAAAGTTGACCAATAATCATTTACTACAGTTTCAGTTTGAGCAAATCCTTTAAGTATAGAACCTATAATATTTTTTTCTGTTTCTGATAAATTTTGTTTCCAATCATTAACATCAGCCATCATTGGTACTTCTGTCCAAAGCCAATGTGCTTGTTGTTGTTTCATATAAAAATCAAAAGCCTCCGGATATTCGAAGGGTTTGTATACTATTCTTTCCTGTAATAATGATGTTTTTGTCATTTATTTTTATTTATGTGTTTAGTTCAAAAAATTTCTTACGTAATAACTGTTTATCAAAAGTATCTACATCTGTGTCAAATTTATTAGACTTTGAAGAAGGTGATAAATTATCAGATTCCTCACCTTCAACATATTCATCTTTAACAACAAAGTGACCAGTAGAAGTATCAGCTTGTATACCAAAAGTAATTCCATCCATACCATATCGGTTTTTCATTAAATGGAACCTTCCTGTATTATTAACCTTATCTTCCTTTTTACGAGATAAAGACATACAAAAATCAGTTATCATAATTTTATCGTATGACCCCGCTGCTTTATCTCCTTGGATAACTTTATCCTGTGCTCCTGCACGATTAACTTGAGAAACAGACCAAATTGGTATATTAAGTTGTCTAGCTAATCCTTTAGTACTTGTATAAATATCATCAATTTCGTCCTTACGCTCTCTATTTGTCTTTCTTGATGAAAGAAGATCTACATAATCAATTAACACTAAATCAGGTTTAACTCCCATGCTTGTGCTTTTTGCAATATGTGACTCAATTGTTGAAACTGATGCCCTACCTGTTGGATATTCTTTGATAATAAGTTGACCTGGTAATTGAGGTATTATATCCTCAATTTTATCTCTATGTGAATCTACTTTATTAACTGGTATTTTAGTAAAGAAAGCGTCATATCTTTTTCCAACATATTCTTCTCCTAATTCTAAAGTATAATGAAGTACATTATATCCTAGTCTAACTGCATGTCCTCCTATAGCTACTAATGACCAAGATTTACCACCTCCCGGATTACCAAATATGAGACCAAAATCTCCGTTTCCAAGTCCACCCTGTAGTAATTGATCAATTTTTGGCCAAGGGGTAGGAATAGTTTCTCTTGCATTTTCTCTATAACGTTCTTCAATGTCCTTAATATATTCATGTCCTAAATTTTTATCTTGTCCTGCTTTTAAAGCGTTATCTATTAAATAACGTATACCATCAAAATCTCCACCCTTAAGTAAATCTACAGAAGACATTAATGCTTTTTTTAATTGTTGGTTTTTGCAAAAATTTGTAAATTCTTCTTGAACATACTCTAAGTCTTCATCTGAAGTTACATATGCTAATTTTAATTGTTCTTTAATAGATAATTGTAATACTTCATTATCTACTTTTAATAACTCAACTTTTAATATATCTAAAGATGGGGTTGTATGGTATTTATCATAATATTTTAATATTTCTTTAATAGCCCACTTTTGAGCTGGGTTTTCAAAATATTCATCAGAAATGATATCATGTATATTAACTAAAAATTCTTTATGAGTTAATAAAGATGATAAAACCTTTATTTGGAATTCGTGCCCGTATTGATTTATGCTATTTAATGTCAATCTTTATAACCTTTAAATTGTGAAAATATATCTTTTAACCATGTATCTAAATTTCTAATCATTCCCCCTAATTTATCCTCATTATAAAATTGAATAAACATCTCAGGATTGAATTTAGGAAAATCTTCTATAATTAGATTATCTATGTATTTTTTTCCTTTATCATCAATCATAGGGATACTTAAATCCATAACTTTATAATTAGTTTCAATTCTAGCTTGATCCTGGATTATGCGTGAATATACAACATGTTCTTTAAATTTCCTAGCTGATATCTCAAAAATATCATCTAATGTTAAGTGTTTAGTCTTTAATTCAGGAAATTTTTTAAATATACCTTTAACACCTAACCCTTTAATTCCTTGGATATTATCTGAGTTATCCCCTAATAATGTTTTATGTAAAATAAAATTTGAAGGTAATAAACCTATTTTTTCTTCTATAACTTTAGGAGTATAATATTCTTTCTCCATTGGTCTATATACAATAATTTTATCAGTTACTAACTGTAGAAAATCTTTATCACTAGATACTATAAAACAAGTTGAATTATGTTTTTTAACTAATTTTTTAGCTAATACAGCTATAATATCATCAGCTTCTACTTTATCAAGTATAGTAGTTTTTACTGGTAGTAATTTTAAATATTGAATTATTCGCACTATTTGATCGATTTTAGAATCATGCTCCTCTTCTAATGAATCAAATGCTTCCCAATTTGTAATTCGTTGTAAATTTCTTGTTTCTTTGTATTCGGAGAGCAAGTTCTTTCGGTTGGTTGTAGAACCTGCTCCATCGAATACTACATAAACAGAAGTTGGGTTTGTTTGTCTAATCATGGCACCTAAAGAACGGAAAAACCCACCTAACCCACCGATGTGAATTCCATCAGGATTAACCATATTCATCATAGCAAAATTTCGAAAAAATAGATTTAAACCATCTAAAATTAAAACTCTATCATGTTTTTTAGGTATAGTCTCCTCCTGATTCTCTTGGACACTGTCCAAAAGACTAAATAGTTCTTTGTGCTTCATGTTTTAGTTTATAAGTCTTGTACGTCGTAAAGTACAGGTGTTGTATCCTCTTGATCTTCTACAATTTTAAATTGGCCTCCTCCTAAGATTTTAGACCATTCATCAGCATGCTCTTTTTTATAAGCATTTTTATCTTTATCTGTATCTTGTATAAAACCATGATTCGTCATAACAATTTTACCTCTTGATTGCATACCATTAACATGGTTTTTATCAATTTGTAAATTTGTTCTTTTACCCCATTCTACTTGCATACCACCTTTAATTGCTTTTATTTTAGATGTACCAGCATTTGAAATATTTCCAAATGTAACTACAAATGTAGCATCATACCACATTGCCATTCCACCTTTATTCATCATTTTTGGCTGACCCATAGGTGATTCAGCTTTTGCTGTCCAAACTTTATTAACTGCAATTAATGTATTAGTATATGGTGAAGATTCTTTACGAGACATCACAATACTTTGGTTAACTGTATTACCAAATTGTGTTGACATTGCACCTGCATTCCATTCATTGTTATTTTTCAGTTTTTCAACTGACATTGCACAAGGGATAGATCCAATTGAATCCCAGAAAAATGCTAAATCATAAGGTAAATTACCTTTTTTCTGCTCATTCTGTAAATCCATAATAAAAGCTGCTACGTCTTCAATTGTATGTAATGTTTCTCTATCAACGTAAATAAAATTACCTTCATAATCTATAACATCACCTTCATCATCTTTAATTAGGTTAACTTCTAATCCCATTTGAGCTGCATGTTCCCAGTTCCATTTCATCTCAGTAATAATAAATACAGGAAGTATTCCCATATTTTGAGCTGATACTGCTGCTTCAAGTAAAGCTGTTGTTTTACCTGTGTCAGAATGTCCTCTAAGTAATGAAATGTGTCCCATTGGTATACCAGGTACTCCTGCTACTTTTTGAAAAGCAGGTGATAATGGTATCCATTGTTGATCCTTAAATTTGACATTTTTATTTAAACCTTTAGATGATTTAAATTTATTTAGATCAAATTTGCTCTTAATCTCGGCAGACACCGCTGCCGAGAGAGACTTCGATACTTTTTTCGCCATATCTAGAAGGGTAAATCATCAGTTTTACCTTCTTTTGAATCAAATAAGGAATCAAATTCATCTACTTTACTTTGTTTAGCTTTAGTAGTATCTAAACTAAAATTACTAGTAGATTTAGCTGCAACTGGGGCTGCAACTACTTCTTCTGAATCATCATCTTCTGGAGATAACCACTTTTCTAATGCTGATTTCATTTCATCAAATGAGTACTTTTTAAATAATCCTTCTTTAGGATTTGGTTGTTCATTACTCCATTTTTCTACTAATGATGCATCTTCACTAAGTGGTGAAGTTTTTAATCTTACTCTAACTGATGATTTATTATAAGGAGTTCCAGTTGCTTCTGGTCCTACTGTTTCTACTGTAAGGTCTCTACCATTTACAATATCAGTGTAATCTCCAATTTCATCATCAACAGCAAGTGCTAATAATTCTTCATATACTAACTTTCCAAATTGCCATAATCTAACACCTTTATCTTCTTCTCCACGTACTATAACTGGAACAAAAACACGGTTTTTAGCATCTAGCTTTTTAGCTAATACATAATTTTCTTTATTATACTCACCTTCACGTAATTTTCCAGCAAATAGGGCAATTGGATCTTTTTCACCAAAATTTGTAGGTGAAATCATTACCTTATTAGTAATACCATAATAGAATTTAAGTTCTGTAAATGGGTTTGAAGCATCATATGCTGATGGTACAATTCTAATTTGTTGTTTACCTACTGTAGGTCTCCAAAAAATTGTGGTGTAATCGGTCTTTTGACCACCCTGTGGTTTTGATTGGAGGGTATCCAATTTCTGTTTAAGTTTTGATAAATCCATAAATGTAACTAATTTTTAATTTTATAACTTTTGTTAATGTAAACACAATATACGAACCATAATTTGGGGGGCCAAACTATAGTTCAATAATTTTGTAAATTTTTGTATTGAGTTGATTTAATTCATTGTGTTGAGTAAGTAAAACACAATTTCTATAATGCTGCCAATCTACTTTATAGCTAGTATCAACAACACCACCATTAAGCTTTTTAATAAGTTCATTTAAAGCATTAATAGTATATAAGGTATTAGATTCCTTTTTACGATGTACTAAAATAGTATTATCTGGGATTGCACTTAAATTAGTTTGGTCAACATTATATGTAACAACATATTCGTTTTTACCAACTATTTCTAATACAAAAAGTTTATTGTAAATGATATCATATTTAGATTTAATGTCTTCAATAAGAACATCAAGACCATTTAAATCGGTAAATGTACAAAAAAGTTTATTATTCAAATCGCCTAATATTTTAATGTCAGATATAACATCATATTCTGTATTATACATATTGGGATTATTCTGTAAAATTGTAGTCATAACCTTCTATTTCTTTTATGTTTAATTTATATTTTTTAAATATTTTTCTAATATCTTCTAAAACTTTTGTTTCTTCATTATCTACATCTAATAAAAACGAATCATATGTATATAATACTAGTTGCGTTTTATATTTTCTCAATATACAAAGTATATCCCATAATATCAACACATTTGTAGATGTTTCTAAATTTTGTAAAATGTAATTAAATAATTTTTGCGGATTCATGTTATCCAAGTTTTCCTTTTCATATCTATATCCAGAAATCTTACATTCTACAAACCCATCGCTTTGAAACTTACTCCAAATATCTCCTACGTATTTCTCAATTTTTTGAAAGAATTCCAGGTGTTTGTAATTTTCAAAAACGCCTCCATAGAGCTGCTTGAAGGTAAGTTCTTTCGATTTTTTATAATCCACTCCATATAAGGACGCAAAATGAGAGTGAATATCAACACCGGCAAAATCATAACCAATAAGACGAGCAGACAAGCTAGGGTGGTAAGCACTAATGTCAATTTCCACAAACCTATTATTACGTGGTATAAAACTTTTTCTACAACCGTTTTCTTTATTAAGTGCTGCATAATTTACATTATTAAATTTATTACTAGGTCTAGTAGTTGTTGTTTTTAAGTTGAACTGAGTGTTGACGTATTCACCGTCAACTGCGTGGAAGTATCCACTGAAGGTTTCATTGTGTATACGTATGCCACTTCTCTCGATGGCGTTGAATACCACTGACACTCGACTGTTAAAGAACTCATCATATTTTGTTTTTTTAATGTTAATATTCGCTTTTAGATCTTCAAAAATGTTTTCACACAATTCATAATGTTTAACAATTGGAATAATTAAATTTAACTCGGGGTTATCTTTATGTTTCCTATAATATAAATCATGTGTAGGTGTTGTAGGTCGTATATACGGATTAGGGGGTGAATTAATGTCATAAAGAGCTTTGTTTGGAAAATAGTGTAATATTTCTTTTTTGTCTCTACAATATAATATATCAAATTTATCTATTAATTCGCATATACGTGTATTTAACGCATTTAAAGATTCACTATGTCTACTACATATCATAAAACCTTTACTCGCGTTAATTGGTCTAATATACACTAAACTTACTTGATTTTGTGCAGGGTGAATAGTGTCATTATAAGGTATAACCTCAATGAAAGCCTCTTTATAACCACTATTATTTAAAACATTTAACTGCTCCTCGTTTTCTACAAGCCAGTACATATAACCTTATTTTGACCCCTAATATACGAAACTATTTAATAACCTCCAAAGATTCTATTAGCATTTGGGTAATTTTCTCTTTCGGATTCTATAATTTGTGTTTCATTTTGGTAATTAGATCCACTATTACTAATTGGAATTAAATATTCATGTTTAACTTTTGTGTGTTGTCTTCCAACCATTGGTCCTTTTTCAACATGGATATGGTAGTATCCTTTGTATAATCTACCATTTGATGCTAATTTATATTCAGTTCCTTTAGTGTATAAATTTTCTTGAGGAGTATACCTAAAATATTTATCATATTTACCTTTAAAATATGACTGAAAACCTGGGAGTTTTAGATTGGATTGAGTTCTAGTTACCGTATTTTTATTAACATTATACACTTGGTTTCTATTACCAGATATTACCCATGGTAAGGAAAATGCAGTATATAATTCCCAATTTACATTAGGTTCTTCATTTAAATACTCACTATATTCATCTAATGGTACTTCAATATATTTGTTTTCATTTATTTTTTTTAAAAAATATCTTTCAAATTCCCCTGTTTGATATTGATTTTTTGTTGGTAATGGAGATAATTGTACGGGTGAAGATGGTGGTGTTGCTCCATCAATAGTTGATGTATTAGTAGCCCAGTAATATTCATCATCAATTATATAATAAGTATCAGGTAATACTTCTGTTTCTGGGTCATCATCCTGTATAAAAGGATCTGATGATAGTTTTGTTAAAGCAATATTTGGTTTATCATTTGGATTTCTCCCACTGAAGTATTGATTTCCTTGAGCAATAAAGTAATAACCAGTATAAGTTGAATTATCAAGAGTTTGGATAAGTTCATCTCCATCAGTATATAAATCGGTTTGTAATTGTGATTTTGGATAATACATTATACGTAATTTGTGTCTTTAGTGTTCCATTGTGATTGAGGTAATCCTGCATTTTCTTTTTTGGCATTTGCAATTGAAGCTTTAGTTACTCTAGTAACATCAAAATGCACACAATCAACATAATTTTTAAAAAAACCTCCCCATCTCATTCCTAATGATTTTGCTATATCCGGTATACCAGATTCTACCCATGGAGTTCTATCTGCTTTTCTATAAACTTTTCCGTTAGGATCTACTACATTCATATCTATTCCATAAGCATAATTATGTGGTGAATATCCAGGTGATGCATTTGATGAATTTATTGCTTTTAATTCTATTGATCGTTGATAAGTACGATAAGTAGCATTTATTACTAAAGTATAACCGGGATATTTTTCTAATAAAATATTTAAAAACTTTCTATAGGTATCTTGAGTATTAATATTCATTTCTCCAACTAACCAATCTATAGATAATTTATCACTACCATAAGTTCTTGGGTCATAAATTTGTCCACCAACTGTTCTATTATCTTTTATTTTTAATTTTTGGTTTACATCAGTAGTATTTGGAGGTATGGGGCCTTTATTTACTAATGGTTGTTGATAAACTGGGTTATTTACTGCATTATAATTTGCATTTGCTGTATCGCCCGCTTCTGCACCTGTAGCAGTTTTAGTTGGAGGTACTGATATTGTTGTAACACTAGTTTCCCAGTTGTTTGATTTTATTGAGTGGTTTACTTTAGTAGCTATAAATTTTAATGATCTTGGGTAAGATGCAGGGAGAATTCTAGTGTCTACTTTAATTTTATTATATATGTTTATTCCACCTATTCCATCCATAGTTAAACTTAATTCTACTGGGATAAATCCTTGTGCTGATAATACTGGTTCTGCCTTATTATATTCTGCTTGTTCTATTTGATTTAAATATAATTTAAATGCCGATACTCCTTGTTGTATAAAATCATTATTAGTTATATCCCACCATTTAGCATTTCTTTCTAAAATAGTAATTCTTTTTCCTGTATATGATGATCTTGTTTCTGATTTAGTTTCCCATCTACCAGTTTCATTATTTTTTTGTCTAGTCCTATATGTTCTTTCAACAAATTCTCCCGCAGTATATTCGCCCGTTGCTCCTCCAAAACAATTAGTTAAAAAATTAGAATAATTATCAGCAGCAGATGAAGCCTTACTTACAATTTTAACACCACTTTCACCATTTTCTGAGTTAAGTTTATCTTGATCCTCTTTTCTTTTTTTAACAGCTTCTTTATACATAATTAACCCATTACCTAATAAGTCTTCATCTTTAGCATCATTAGACCTACCTGAAAATAAACTTACACTTGGAGATTTGATTCCAAATTCATTTGCTCCTGCCGATCCATTTGTCCCACCTACTCTAAATCCATTATAAGAAAAAGAATAACCTTGGCCGTCACCCCATCCACTTGTATAAGAAGCTTTACCATTTAAAATTTGACTTTTAAAAGCATCTATTACATCTTGATCTTCTACATTATATTTACTTGATTCTTCTTCTGTATCTACTAATTTTACAGCACTATCAGTTAATACTTCTTGAAATCTATTTTGTAATCCTTTATTCCAAAAACTAAATGGGATAGCATTAATATCTTTTGTTGTTGAGCCTTCTGCTGCTGCTCCAATAGATATCATAGATGCTAAGTCTGGTGTTATTTTAGTTTGAAATCCAAAATCTTTTACAAAAGTTGATCTTTGTCCATTATATCCGTAAATAATAATTTCTGTTGGGTCTTTTTGTGTAAATACACTATCAAATCCTTTTATTGGGTTTTGTTCTAAAATATATATACTCCTATCTTTTTTTACTGCTGGTTCTAAATTAGTTGTTTGCCCAGTAGATTCATTAATAGCACTACATAAAGATTCTATAAATTTAAATAAAGTAACATCTCCTTTTTCATCCCTATTAGCTGCTAAGGTTTCAGAAACAAAGTTCATATTAAAATAACAATTTAATAATCTACCATAATGAATTTTATCTTTTTCAGTTGCAAAGGGTAATAATTTGTCTTGAAATTTTTGAATAGCACCTTTTGTAGTTTTAGAAAGATAATTATCTTCTAATATTGGGGAAAATATTACTTTTGATGGAACTAAAGGAATCAAATTAATTTGGTAATTACAAAGAGTGTTAACACTATCTGTATCAAAATTTATTAAAGGAGCGTTTGTTGTATTTCCATTTTTTACATCTGGTATACTTATTGCTTCTATTTTTTCTAATAAAGTTCCAAATTTTATATAATATCTAGATGTTGGGGGAATTTTTTTCCTATTTGAGTTAAGATTTGCTAGATTAGGTAAATATGCATAATTCTTATCATTAAAAGGAAAACCAATAATAGTAGCTGCTATAAATTGACTTAATTTATCTGCACCCGCATTATTTAGTATTGGATTTGTTGGTTCTGTTCCATCATCAGTATCATCTAATTCAAATTTTTCTTGTAATTTTTTCTTTTGTTCTATAAGTTTAGTTTCAGTTAATCCTTCAGTTGGTAAATTAACTTTTAAGGATTCAATAACACTTCCTATAGTTATTAAATTTAAAGTTATATCGTAAGTATTATCCTTATTTAATTTCCATGTAAAATTACTTACTTTACCAAAAAATCCATTGTAGTTTCCTTTATATCTTTGAGTATATTTTTCTATAGAATTAAAAATAGATTCCTGAGATCTTGTATTACTAGAAAACCATTCGTTTTCAATAACAGTACCCCCTACATCTTCTATTTCTACATTGAACTCACCTCCTTCTTTTTTAATTTCAGATACATACTTATCCCAACCAAATTCTAGCATTACCATATAACCTAATCTTAAATAAAGTAATTCTATTAAACCAAATTGAAATTTATTATATGCTTTAATATTAACTACTGCTTTACGTATAGAACCTCTATTTAAACATTCTACAGATATATCAGTTATACCAGGTACTGGTTGTAATCCCCTTTCATTATTTCCTATTCCACCATATAATTTATTAATACTATCTGATAAATTATTGTTTTCTCTTACACCACTTCTACTTACATAAGATTGACTTGTTTTATCATATCTTTGTGTAGAATTAAATAATATTAAATTTTGGGCTAATCCATAACTTTTTAAATTTTGTATTTCAGTATCAGTTAAATAATCATCTTCAGAAGAAGAAAGGTCTTTTAATTTTTGTACACCAAATGAACCTGATATTCCCACACCAGAAGCCATTTTTATCCAAGCATTTCTATTATTTAAATAATTTAATACTTTAGGACTTCTTTGAATATCTCCATCAGTTTGACCCGAACCATGAATAAATTGACGATTAAATATTTGTTCGTCAATTATTGGGTTTATATTTCGCCCTAATATATTTCCGGCCATAACTATTGTTCATTTAATTGGTTGTAAGCATTTATAATGCCTGATACATCACTAGGAATTCTTATCTGAATACCTAAAGGAGGATAAAGGGAATTTTGAGGTAATTGTGGATTAGCAGTAGTAATAATCCACCATAAAGTTGAATTTTTATAGTAAGTTTGAGCTAAAATATCAAATCTATCTCCTTCATCTGTGTAGACGTAAATATCATTATAACTAAGAGGAATATCAGGATATTTAACTGTTGATTTATATCTTTTTCCACTTTCTGTTCTTAATTCTGATATGTTTGTATACCTACCCATTATGAATCGTAATTATTTTGATTAGGAAGTTTACCATTTGCTAAGGATATATATCTTTCATCTCCAAATGTACTTACAAACCCAGTATCATTTTTACCTGCACTATCATTACCACCATAGAAATTTTGTTGTATATTAGGTACAAAATTATGTATTGGTATAAAATTAAATCCAGATACTTCTATTATCATTGGCATTTCTTTTGATGTTGGATCATCTGATGCTATACCAAATTGATTATCTGTTGTATTTTCTGATATAGCTATATTCCATGGTGATTCTGTTGGTACAGTATATTGAATTCCTGTCATAATTCCAACTTGTTCATAAAGATAACCACCTACAGTTAAGCTTATTAAGTTACCTCTCATATAACCACTATCAGAATAATCAGGGGCACAAATTGAAGCTAAATAATTTAGCTTATGATACATTGGCATTAATTCTTGTTTAGATTGAGCTGCTACTGTCCATGATAAACCAATTGATCTATCAAATCCCTGATAATTGTAAAAATTTTCAGCCCTACCAGCAAACTTTTGGGATGACCAATCTGCCGAGTATGAATCATCCATACTATTTAAAAATGCTCTAAAATGAATATATTGTTTAAATTCCGGGTTTGCATTATCTATTACTCCTATTCTAAATTTTACTAAATCATTTACAGGATATTCTTCAGAATTCTTTTCAGCATTTTTACTTCTATAGATAGGTAAAGCATTTATTTTATCTAAGGCACCTAATGGTTGTCCACTTGCAGGATCTGTTACTCCTTTAGAATAACTTGTTCTATTTCCTGCTCTAAAAGGATTTCCTAAATTTACCCTACCTTCTATTGTTTGATTAAAGTTTGAATAGTCTAAAGACTTAGTTGAACCTGTAAAATTTGTTTTGCTTCTAAAGTCTTGTTTAATAGTTGGAGTGGCATAAATATTATTTGTTCCACCACTATTAACTTCATTAGAAGATCCAGTAATTATTTTACTTAAGTCACCTGATGTAGAATCAAATGAATTTTGTAATTGATTATAATTTAAAGTTCGGCCTAAACCATTAATATTATTAGCATCAAATGAACCTGTTTGAAAAACACTTTTATTGATTCCATTGATTTGGGTTCCATTTACTTCATCATTAGTAATTTTTATATCACCCCCTGATAAAAGACTAACTCCCGTAAGATTTTGATAAATACCAGTTATTGATTTTCCTGACCCAGATACTATATTTCCAAAATATGTTCCACCTTTAAAACTATATGGAGATGCACCTACTTGTTTTTTACCAAATACACTATAATTAAATCCAAAATTAGTATCTTCAGATATTCCTGTATTATAAAATCCACTTTGTGCTAAAAATATATTATTTTTTCCCGTTCTAAATTGAGGAGAGGCTAATTTTATATTAGTTTCTCCTACTCCTAAAGTAGAGCCTGGTCCACCTGAGTAAGTATATAGGTTAATATTATCTTGTGGGTTGGAATTTATTTTATCATTTAAAAATCCTATTAATCTACTTCCTCTATTTCGTATATTTACTAATTCATTAACATTTAAAGTTGCCCAATTTTGTCTCTCATTTTGAGCATCAGTATTTAAATAAAGAGGTTGAGATAAAGGAAGTGCACCAAAAAATCCAGTTGATAAAGTGTTACCATTTGCTACTTGATTAGTTTCTGCAAATGGGTTGATTCCTTGTTTTAGTAAATGTCCACCTAAAGGATTAACAGCAGCCTGTGCTAAAGTAGAAGTTGGTAAATAAACACCTTCATTAAAGGGTTTTTTATTACTTGATCCTGCTAATTTAGCATCTATATTTACACCTGTTCTAGATAACCCCTCTTGTTTTACAGTAAATAGTAAACCATTAGGTGATTTAAAATCAAAAAACATTTTAGTTAATCTAGATACATCATCCGCTATTCTTCCTGGGGTTAGTGATCCTCCTCTTAGTAAGAAATCTGTATCACCTAAACCAGGACCATTTCCATCGGGTATGGGTTGTTTGATATACGGTTGTCCACTATCTGCACCACCACGTCTATCATTTCCATACCTTAAAGATTTAAGATCGGTTGTTAGATTAACTAAAGCCATGTTTTATTTAAGATGCGTTACCTGTGGTATCTACTGCTCTTGGTGTATCTGAAATAGTATCTATATAAGTACCTGCTTCAAATGAATTATTAATTGGAATAGCACCGCTTTGTAATGGAGCAGATGGTTTATTTCCTTTTAATGGAGATAATGTAGTACCTGTAGTTTCTAATTTATTTAGTAAAGGCATAATTTTAATTTTTAATTGTTAAACGTTTATTATAAATATTATTATTGTATAGAAAATGCACTCATACCCGCTACTGTACCAACTTCAATCGAATCCATTTGTACTTTAGGTGCGGGTTTGTTTATTAATGCTTCTAATAATGAATTTGTTTTTTTAGATTCTGAGTTATCTGGCATTTGGATTGCTCCTGCTGGGGCGGATACTACATCATTCCCTCTAAATAAATTTGTACCAGCTATAACTGTATCTTTATTATTTAATGCTATTGCACCCTCTGGGCCAAATAATGTTCTATTACCATATCCAGATGTATTTGATCCCGGAGACATTATATCATTACCTTTTTTAGATTGAGATGCTAAATATGCAATACCTGTTGCTGCTGCGGCTGCTGCTATAATAGCACCAACAAAAGGGATAGGCCCAAATGTTTGATATGCACCCTTAACAATATTAATTATAGCGTCCCCAAAAGAAATAGCTTTTCTCTTAATCATTATACCTAAACCTGCTAAACTAAGAGCATTATCTCTTGCTTTTAAAGCTGTTATAACACCTTGAACAGCACTTATACCTTGCATTGTTGCATAAAAAGTACCTGCTGTAATTGCTATACCCCCTAAAATAGTAGACATAGTACTTAGGGATTCTATATTACCAGTTAATATACCAGATATTCCTTGAAATGCTTCTGATACCGGGACTAGTAAAAACGAAATCATTTCTATAGCAGGAACTAATAGTTCTACAATTGGAGTTATAAGTTGCATTAAAGGAGCAGCTATACTAACAAATGCTTCTTTAGCTTTTGCAATAGATTTATTTAAATTTTCTTGAACACTATTTTGATTTTTTAAATCTTCTATACTTTGTTTTCCTAATTTTGCTTTAATTTCATCCTGAGATAATCCTTCTGCTTGAAGTTCTTTAATTTGTTTTTCTCTTAATGCAAATTCTTCACCCGTAAGATTACCAATTTGTTCTTGTATGAACAATGAACTAGCTAATTCTTCTCTAGACATACCAACAGCATCAGCTAATGCTTGTTGTTGTATTCTATTCATTTGGGCAAAATCAGCTGCTGAACCAGCTTGTTTAGCAATTTCTTCTGCAACTGTAGCTAAGTCATTATTTAATGCTGCTTGTCTTGCTTTTTCTAAATTTATATTTTTACCTAATAATAATTCGGCTTCTAATTCCTTCTCAATTGATGATTCAAAATCAAGTATACTATCAGCAATACCTTCTACATTGCTCAATTCCATACCTAAAGCCTTAGCAGTTGAAACAGCATTTGCTAATTCTTTTGTACTCATTCCTAATGATAAAGTTGTAGCTTTTGATACTTGACTAATATCTTTTAATACATCTTTTTCATTTAAAGCTACTCCAAATCTTTGACCTGTTAGTCTAGCTTGAGCTAAAAGTTCTTTAGTATTTGTTTCTAAATCTCCTCCAGTAGCATCTGTAATAGATTTAATACCACTTAATTCTTCGTAAGTTAAACCTGCTGTTTTGTGAAGTTTCTGAAATAATATTAAATTATCATCAATAGTTGTATTAAATATACCTAACTCACCATTGGCTGCCATTAAAGCTTCACCTAATCCCTGAGTGGTAATTGATAATGCACCTGATTTATTTGCAGCTTCTGATAATTCGGTTGATAGTTCTGCTGCTTCCGATATACTTATATTAAGATTTTTAGCTAACTCACCATTTTGTTTATCAACTTGTATCATAGCATTAAATACTCCTAATACTGCTAATTCAAGCATACGAGCTGTAGTTAAAACAGATCCTATTCCTTTATTTAGTACCATAGATAGGGTACCTGATTTATCAATTTTATCTGCTAAATCACCAGCATTTTCTTTAGCTATTTCAAAAAGACTTTTTCCTTTTTGTCTTTCTTCATTATTTTTCTTTAGAGTTTTTAATGCTGCCTCTTCTGCTTTAAAGACATCGTTTGCAGATTCAAGCATTTGTCTTTTTTGCTTATTAGATATACCCTCTAATTGTTCAATTTTTTTAAGAGTTATTTGTCTTCGGGCAGAATTAGTTGCAAGTTTATCCTCTATTTCTTTCCCAACATTTTTACCAGCATTAATTTTTACTTGTAGAGCAACTTGATCTTCTAAAGTTTTTGTTGATTTTTTTATTGATGCTGTTATATCTTGTTGGTAAGATTTTGCAACTTTTTTAGTTATATCATCTAACCCTGACATACTATCAATAGCATCATCTATAGCTGATGTTATAGTGGCGGATAAAGTTTTAAAGGCATTATCTAAAAACCCAACTTCTTCAATTTGGTCTTTTAATAATTGTTGTCCTTTTTTTAATTCTTCGTTAGTAGCCATTTAAAGGGTATTTTATTATAAATATGAAAAAAAGCAGCTATTTGTAGCTGCTCTTTCCTTCATATGGTTTAGATGCTTGTTGAAACTGAGGGACATTTACTTTTCCCTCTGAATCTACAAGTGAAGTTTTTCCACTTGTTTGTTCATTTTTTATTGCTGCTTGTTCTGCTTCATAATAATCATTTATTTCTTTAAATGTAAATTTACGAAGCCATAATGGCATATGATATATAGTAGCGTAATCGTATCCACCTTTCCCATGAAAAACTATTTCATGGATTTGTTTAAATATACTTAACCTAATTTGAGGTGCCGTCTCCGAAGTCAGGCCAAAAAAAGCTAAGCCCAATGGGCACGGTTACCTCCTCTCCCGAATCTAGGATTACATTAAGATCCACATCTGGTTGTGTTTGTCTTAAATGATCTCTAAATGCTCTAGCATCACGTGCTAAAAAATAATTATCAACAAATTCTCTGATATCTTTTGCTTCAGTTTCTCCATTGACAGAAGTTAATGTATATTTTAATCTAGTAGATGCTTCAGGGGAAGCATTTTTATTTAATTTTTTAAGTCCTTTTAATTCTCTTTCAATTTTTTTCTCATCATGTCCATCTAAAATCTTATAAGTAACTTTAGTATCACTATGGGGTAAAGTAAAGGCAAATTCATTTTTACCTTCTAACATTGTAGATTCATCAAATGGTTTATTTTCTAATTCTGATAAATCAATTTCTTGTACTTTACCATTAATTGTTACTTTATAATCTGACCCATATCCTAGTATACGAGTAGCAATTAATATTGCATTTTTATCACCAATAATGAGATCTTTAGCATTAATTTTAGAAATAATTACAGAATCTAAAAGTTTATCTAGTACTGTACCATTTTCGATATATGCTTGATTGGATAAAATATCTTCTTCCTTGGCAGTCATATATTTAATTTCTACTTTACCGCTTGAAAGAGGGTTATCTTTTGAATATACTAAACCTTTTGAGGGAAGTTCTATTTCTTCTGTTGGGAATTTAAATTCAGCCATAATCTTTATTTAATTAAAACGTTTTTATCGTTGATAAATATTAAGATAAAAAAAAGCTTGACCGAAGCCAAGCAATTTTTCAAATTAGGGGTGGGTAAAATTTTTAGAAATTTAATACACAATAATCTGGTTGTACAGTCATTGTAATTTCTTGGGCAGCATTTTCAGTATCCCAGTTAAAGTCTCCAAAGTTAGCTTCTGTAATCATTGCTCCTTTGATGATCCATTCTGATACAATATCACCTACAGGCCCTAGTACATTGATTGTAAGATCTTTCTTATAGAAATCACTATAACCATCTCTACCAGTTACTGATTCATGATGTAATCTAACCCATTCCATTACCGATTGTGCACCAGATGGAGTAATAGGGTCAAATAATGTAAACTGAATTGTTCCCCAAGTAGATTTACCTTTTACATATCTTTGAACGTTGATGTGATTTAAAGGTACTGTTCCTTGTGATAAAGTTACAGCTCCTACACCTTTCATAATGTAAGCAGGGAATCCATCTACAAAACATATAAATCTATTCTTTTGTTTTGGTTCAAATGCTGTGAAAAATATTTCGTTTGGGTTTAATACTGCCATTTTATTTTCTTATTTTATTATAAATATTTATCTTTTTAGTTTTTATGCTGGGAATGTTGCTCCAGTTGGTAATACATTGAAATCTAGTATAATAAATTCAGCTGTTTTAGTTGGTTGTAGGAATATTTGTCCAATCAACTCATTTCTATCTATAACATCTGGTGTGTTATTACTTTCGTCCATTACTACTTTAAAAGCATATAATCCTTGTCTTTGTTGTACTGATTCTAAGTACGGGTTTACTTGTGTTAAGAAATTTTGTCTTGTTGCAATTGTATTTTGTTCAAATACTAAATTATCTGCAATTTGAGAAATATAATCTTTAAGTACAATTAATAATCTACGTACATTTACTCTATCTAAAGCAGATGCTGCTTTTTGTAGTGTTTTTTGGCCAAATACTACTACTCCTTGTTGAGGGAATGTAGCAATTGGGTTAATATTTGCTTCATATAATGTATCTCTATTAGCAGAAGTTAATTTTCTTTCAGCTCTAACAACTTGTCCCATTCCACCTCTAGTAATACCTGCTGGTGCGAACCATGGATCACTTGAAGCATCTGTAAACGCATATACACCTGGTATAAATGTTGATGCTGGTATGTAAACTAATTCTCCACTATTTGGATCAATTGTTTGTAACCAAGGCCAGTATGTAGCACCATAACTTGAATCAATTGAAGCTGCTTGTGTTGTTACTGTTCCAATAGCTGTATTATAAGGAACTAAATCCATTACAAAAATACTATCACCTCTTGCGATTGTATTATTTAATAAGCTAGTACATTGTGTACCATAGTCTTTATAATATATACCAGGAGCTGATATTACATTATATTGATATTCATCCTGGTTTGCTAATAAAGCAATTGCATTTGTATAATCTGAACCTACTAAACCTTGTGTATTAGTAGAATTTATATCTTGGTAATAATTATTAGCTGCAGCCGAATTAAAGTTACTACCTATTGCACCACCAAAACTTCCATATAAGCTACCTGATCCTATTCCTGGTAAACTACTAGTAAATTCGTTTTTCGGAGTACCAT